CATCCTGGTATAATATTTGGAAACTTGCTTCTCCTAGCATTTTTAAATCCAATGCTATTTTTTTTAAACAAGAATCATGGAATATGCTTTTTAAAGCAGCATACTCTTCCGTTTTGGTGCTACTATCTAAAGCATCTATACCCTTACCATATATCATATTACTTACACCATTTATAATCGCATTATTGGTTGTAGAATTAATATATAAGTCTATTAAATATTGATAGTAATTATTATCCTCCCCATAAGTTACCCAATCTTTTCTTTTATCCTCTTTTATTTTAGGTCTATTGTAGGTTGATAAATTAATTATGTGTAAGTTTTCCATTCTATAAAACTATAAATTCGTTGTTTTCGCTGTTAACGGTATATTGACTATTATTAATAGTAAAGCTATCCACTGTTTGGTTAGTGCAAAAAATTCTATCTCTAAATATAACACCGGATGCAGCTGTGATTTCTAGATTGTAATAGGTGTCCTGTACAAGCGTAAAAATTCCGCTATATTGGTAATAATATTTATCTTCCGTAAATGAAGTAGCGGTATCGCTATATACCTCCTTGTTAGTAGTTTCATTAATTATTTTAATTGTATAAGTTATACCTGATGTGTAAGATCTGGGTATAAAATTAAAAGTTTGTGAACTACTTGAACTTTCTAAAATAATCATATATATACAATAAAAGTAATTCCAATTTGTTAAAATAAAAAAAGGGCAACATTTCTGCTACCCTGTTATATATAAAAATTTAGTAATCAAATAAATCTTCAAAACTTCTTGGGTTAGCTAATTTAAAGTATGAGAAATCTGTTCTGATTTTTCCTACTTTTTTTATAGCTTCTAAAGCTGTGCCATTTTTATAAGCACCTCTACCTTCTGTTAGTTCTAAAAATCTTTGTTGGCTAATTTCAGTCCAATCATCTGAACCATCAGCAGAACATTGATAAATTCTATATCGTGTCATAATTATAGTTTTTTATTGTTTTACTATGTAAATATACTATATTTATTTACAATTTATTGACAATTTACATATTTTAACGTTTCTTTAACGGTTTAGAATATAAAAAAAGGCAACATTTCTGCTGCCTTAAAAATAAAAACACAAACTCCCTAATCCAAGATTATATCTCTTGAATCTTCGTTATATATTTCTAATACTACTGGATCGTTGTAATAACCATCCTTTAAAACCACGCCTTGTTTTTGAAACCAATTTGTGTTAAGCCTAACTTGTTTAGTTCCGTTATCAGGGTCTTCTGTTATTTTTATTGCTTTTGACATTCCTGTCAACACTGTATTTTTCATAATTCTTATGTTTTATTAGTTATTATATTGCTAATATAAACATTTTTTTAACAATAAAAAATAAATCACAAAAAAAAGGTAGCATTTCTGCTACCCTTTCTAATTATCAAATGAAATAACAAATTAAGAGTTAGTTCCTTCAGTTACTGTAACTGTTGCACTACCCATACCTGCATAAGGATCTGCTGCTGTTGGACTATCAACAAAGTTAGCTGGAAGGGTTTCTTGTGCAGTAAAGGTAAGCGTATAGCCACTAAGGTCACCCATAGCTGCTCCCGTTACAATTGTACCTCCACTTACATCTGCTCCATGTTCCCTACCCATAAGCATTACATTTCCATTATAATCTTCTATAGCTATATGGGGTCTACCATAAGCCAATAGTTTTAATTCCTTATTATCTTCCTTAGATAATTTCTTTAAAGTTAAATTTAAAGTTTGCTCATAAAAAACTGTTCCGTTTTCTCTTGAGGCATTTACCGTTTGTTCAAAACTAGAATTACCTTTAACTTCATATTCAAAAGCGGTAAACGTACCACTCATATCTGTAATTTCGTCATCTGTTAAGGTAATAGTTCCTAAATCTCCAAAGTCTGTAAAATAAACTTTACGGATGCCTCCCACTGTATCTTTGCAGGGTTCTTTTCGTCCCCTTGTAATATCACATGCCATAGGATCTATTTTATTAAAAAAGGGTAGGCAGATTAATTACCACCTACCCTAATTATATTAATTAATTATTTATTAGTTAGCAGAGTTAGTAATTCCGTATGTTACTATATCTTCTACTATTCCGTATTGTACACCAGCAGTAAATCTCATTACCACTCTTACATTATCAGAACCATCTAAGTCAGCCATATCTAAAACTTTTACTTCGTTATGATCTGCTAAAAGACCAGTTCCAAAGAATAAGTTAGATTTTTCAGCTGCAATAGCAGTGTTATCAGAAAGACCATTACAAACGAATAATTTAACACCATCAAAACTAAGTGAACCGTTGTTCCACCATTGAGTTCCCATGTCGTTTGTACCAGCTGCTCCTAAACCGCTAGCTCCAAATCCACCTAAAGCACGAACGTATGCTCTTGCAATATTTTGTGAAACGTAAATATAAAGATCTTCGTTTCCATAAAGCGCACTAGGTATAGCATCTACAATACTTCCGATTTGTGCTATAACATTAGAGCTAGTAACAGTTGTACCTGCAACTTCTTGTGCTGCTGGTAAATCAGCATCTAATGCTAATGTAGTTTCAAATCCGTCAAATTGACCATTGTTACTTGTTGCACCTGACCAGATAGATTGTTCTGTTCTTTGTGCAACTTTAGCAGCTACATGTGAAATTAAAAAATCAGCAAAAGAACTTGGTAGTTCATGATGTGCTGAATATCCCATAGAAATTGCTTCCCAATCGCTAATAAAATCTTTTTTACAAAGTTGCAAGTTAACTTGCTGATACTCTGGTTGTAAAATTCTTTCCGTTAATGTAATTGTAGAAGTAGCATCAAAGTCACAAGTTGCATCTTTAACGATAGCATTTGTAGCAAGCTTTTTAATTACTTCTTTGTATTTTACATTAGGTTTTACAGTAATACCACCGTTATCGATAGTAGAACCGCTTAGTAAAGCAGCACTAATAAACTGCCCCGCTGACTCACCAGCATAAGTTGTGGTGATTGAAGTTGTCGTTGCCATATTAAATTAAATTTATTTTTTAATGTTTGAAATTTTTTGCATAACTCGATCCAAAGTAGTTAATGGTTTTTTCTGCGAATAAAGGTTCATTTTAACCTCTGATTCAGCTTCTGGGTTATGCTTTATTTTTTCTACTTTAGATAATTCTTCTTTAGGTTCCTCTTTAGGCTCTTCTTTTACCTCTTCAGATAAAACCTCTTTTTCTTCTACTACCTCCTCAGACATTTCTTCTTTGTCTTTTATCATAGCTTTAATTTCTTCGATCATATCTTTAACCTCAGCTAATTCTTCTTTAGTAGCATAATTCATTTCCTCTTTTTCCTCTTCTAATTTTTCTTCTTTAGAAGCTTCCTCCTCTGCTGGTTCTTCCGCTTGCCCAATATTGGCAATAATCCCCTCTTCTTGGACGGTTAACATTTCACCATCCTCTAGTGTGTACTCCCCTACAGGTAATGCTACTTTTTCATCTTCTGTTACGATAAAAACTTCGCTACCTATAGCAAAATCTTCACTTTCTATAACAGTTCCGTTTTCCAAAGTAGCTTGCGCTAGTTTTACTTCCTGTGATTCTAATTCAACCCCAAGAACTTCTTTAACTTTGTTTAACATATCTGTTGCTTTCATATAATTATAAATAAAATAAAATACTTTTTGTTATATTTTTAAGAATCTATTTTAGTAATATTCCCTATTCCCTGTGCTTGGAAACTACCATCGCAACATTTTCTAGAATAGGTACCATCTGGGCATAAGCATGCCCTTCTATCATTTTTTGGACTAGGTGCTTTTTCGTCGTACTTTCTCATTACTTTATTGGAACACAATTAGGAACCCTTCTACCATTTTTAATTTTAAAACCAATCATTTCATAACCATTGTAACAAGGTTCTTTTAAACTCGCTTCTAGCAGATCCAATTCTTTTAATTTAGCACCCGCCCATCTTAAACCAGCTTTACCTCCCCATAATAAATAGGAAATTGTTCCACATGCTTCGTTATCACCTTCGTCATAGTATTCACCTGCTCTACTTAAATAACTAAACATTCTTTTTATAGTTTCTACACTAATTGGTTTTCCTTGTGCTAATTGTTTTGCTCTAACTTTTCCTACTTGTGTAGCACATCTGTTATTTACTTTTTCATTTAATTCAATACCACGTTTAGCATTATTACTAACAGCTTTTGGATAATCCGAATAACTTTCTAATTCAGTATGTTTACCGTTTTTTCTTCTATTATCTTTTTTAATAATAGCTGTTATTTGGGATAACATATATTCCGCTTCCTCTTCTTCTATTTTTTGCATCTCTTCTAAAGCGCTAGGTTCATTTGGTCTTTCTAGCCTATCTGCAAAATAACCTTCTATACTAAAACCTTTAACTTTCCCCGTTTGTACATAATCGTTCCAAACATCGTCGTTTAATACTTTCATGCTAAGCATCCAAGTACCCAATGGAACTTCCATACCATACTTTCTGCTTTTATCTTTTTTTTCATCCTCTACAATCCATGATTCTACAGCTACTAAACCGTTTAAAGGCATACTATGTTCCAATGTAGATCTATTGTAATTACCCCTAATAAAAAACAATTCACTTGCTTTTCTTACAGTTTCCCGTGAAAAATAAATATAGTATTCTTTATCCTCTTTTTCGTTTCTTCTATAAATAGGTTTATTAGGAATAAGAGCCGCACCCATTAATATCCTTTTTTCCTTGTTTACTTCTGCAAACTTAAATTCTTGATTTTTCAATGCTATAAAGTCTTCCTCGATTGCCGGATTTTCTACTATAGATACGGCGTCTATTCCGGAAACTTCATCGTTCTCATCTATAAAAAGTTCGATTATATCCATATATATACAATAGTTATTGTTATTATTTGTTAACCTATAGAAGCACTACGTTCTATATTTCTATCCAATGCTTGTTGTGTTGTTACCTCGTTGCTTACCACATAAGCTTTAACAGGTTTTTGTTCTCTATCCCCTATAGCTTGTGCTAATTGGTTTTCTGGTGCTGCCCCTATTATGTTAAATCTAGGCGGCTGTGCTCCTCTTGGTGTTGCACTTGGTGCAGATACTGGTGGTCCTATTTGTTGTATTGCTTGTATGTTTTTCATTCCAGCTACAACCGCTGCAGCTGCTGCTATACCACCTAATGCTGGACCAACTATAGGGATACCTGCTAAAGAACTATAGGCAGAAGTTGCACCTTTGTATGTTTCAATAGTTGTTTGTGCTATTGCTGCTGCTTTTCCTGCTTTACTTTCTTCTCCCATTATAGAGGATAAATTGCCTAATGCATTGCTAGCTAAATTTACTTTGTCTTCCGTAGTTAATTTATCTATCTGCTTTTCTTCTTTAGCTTTTGTTTTTAATAAACCTTTTAACTTATCATTAATATCCTTTTCGGAGGATATAACAAAATCGTTGTTTTTGGCAATGCTATTTTTTAAAATACCGGATATATCATCCTGCTGTTTTTGGAAATCAGCCAACTCTTTTTCTCTTTCCGCTTTTAGCTTGTCAGCTTCCATTTTTCTTAATCCCGCAGCTACACCCAATAACTCTTTGTTTTTAAGTAACCTTTGTTCCTCTAATTGTATAACATTAGCTATTAATTGTGCTTCATCATCCAGATCTTCTTTAGAACTTTCGCTTAAACTATTTTCTTCTATCTTAATATCTCTTCTTAATTCAGCTAATGCAACTTCTTTTCCGGTTATTTCATCTTCTAGAGCTGCAGCTTGTTCTAAAAATTGTATTCTTTGTTCACTAGTAAATTTATCTACCTCAGCTGCTTTAGTTTTTAATTCATTTATTTTTACATTAGTCTGGGATCTTTCTACTAATAATTCCCTTTCTCTTTTATCAGCATCCGCTATTTTATCTGCTAACTCACCAGCTAATTCTAATTCTCTTTTAGTTTCATCACCAAAATTAGTTACCCTTTCTTTTAATCTATCAAAAGCTTTTCCTGCTTCATCAAAATTACCAGTAATTACATTATAAATAGTATCCCCTAGACTGTAGAATATATCACCAACATTTCCAGCAATAACCCCAAATTGTTTTAAAACTTTAGCTAATCTATTTTGTCCTGTTTCACTAGCTGTAAAAGCTTGGGTTAAAGATGTAACTGCTATTACCAAAGCACCTATACCAGTAGCAATAATAGCACCTTTTAATGTTTTAAAAGATCCAACTACTTTTTTTAAAGTACCAGTTAGTCCTTTAAATTTAGTTATAGCACCACCGGTAACACTATCCAGCTGGTTACCCATTTCCTGTGTGCTTTCGGTAACGTTTTTAGTTTCTTTATCTACATCTTGTATAGAGTCCTGTAAGTCACCGGCATTTTTAATAGCGGATCCTGTTTTAAGATCTACTTCCATTACTATTTCTGCCATAATCCTTTTTTATATTGTTCGTATCCTTCTTTTATAGATTCAGGAAATTTGTACTTTCCTAAAGCTATATCAATTGTTTTATTTCTTACTTTTTCCTGTTTTGCTATTTCTAATAACTGTATTATATTTTGTATCATGGGCATGTATTTACTCTTACTACTTTTCCCGTTATTTTATCTACCCTTATTGCCATATATTGACTTCTGTTTTCATCTAGTATTTTCCAATCATAAAAATTAACAAAATCGTAATCGCTTTTGGGTATATCTGTTTGGAACTGTGCAAATGTGTTAACACCGGATCCATATGTTGTATTAAATACTTTAGTTTCACCCTTATATTCTAAACCTGTAACACGCACAAAATCACCAACAGCTGGATCGTTTGTTCCTCCAGTATGGTCAAAAAACCAAACTTTATAAATATCAGAAGATGCTCCTGTTCCACAAGAAACTGCTGGTGGGTAAGAAGGTGAGTCGCTTACTACATAAACAGAAGAAACAAAATTAATACCTTTAGGATTAGCGGATGGTATAGTCTTAGCTATTACCGTTTCACTAACTACATTTCCGTTTGGAAATAAATCACCTCTATATGTTCTTGCATAAAATTTATAATAAACAGTAGTCGGATCTGTTAGACCTGATATAGGAACTGTTATTGGATCCGGTGGTAAATCATATTTAGTTTTAAAAGATGTTTTATAAGGAACGTTTATAAGTTGTGTGGGTGTACCTGATAACGATATATTTGTAGTAGCACTATCAGCAATTAACTCATCATATGTAGTAGGCAATAAATCATTAGCATCATTAGATATAAAAAATCCGTATTCATCAACTTGGTTGGTATTAATTAATTTCCCTAATTTGGTAACTGCAAATCTTAAATAAACAGTATCTTCGGTATTTAAGTTACTAAGTCTTACTTGTATTTCCGGTGCAACAACAGTTACCACCTCATCTTCGTAAGCTGGCTTAGGCTCATTTTTAGGTATTTCGCTAGGAACATCCGTTGTTATATTTGGAATATCAAATCCATCCGTGCTACCATCCCCATCAGCAGTTAAATTACCTTCGTCTGCCGTTTTCTGTGTTGTATCAGCTGTTATAGCTTGGACAGCTACAGATAATACGGTATTGTATTTTATTTCTTCAAATATATTATGCAATTCAACAGTACTTAAATTATTACTAAAATCTGTTGTTATTTTATTAATCCTATATATATCATCAAACACTATTATTCTATCTGCTAAAGAAAGATTATGTAGCATTTCCATTGGTAAATAAGCTTTAAACGTGGAAATCCTTTTACGTAAATCCATCATATCTTTTACGTAATTTTCATAATATGTTTTAAATAAAGATGTAACATTAGGTTTTCTATGCCATTCACTTATTTCGGAATTAAAATTTAATGTTTGTAAATTATTATATATAGAACCGCCCATATGATTAAAAGGCATATAAACATTATTTACTAAACTTACAGTAGAATCATCCAAACTTCTAACTCTAATAGTAGAGGTTACTGCAGGTGCAAAAAATATAATTGGTTTTCCTAAGTAGGATTGTTGGTTATCATCTACTGCAAATCCGTATTGTATGGGGCTATTTGTTTTTTCTAAATTACCATCCGAAGTGGTTGTAGTTTGTACTACATTATTAGCAGTTGTATATAACCTTTCATATTGCATATGTTCAAAAGGTATATTTACATCATAGTTATTACCATCAAACTTATCCCCATCTCTGTAATTTAATCCACCCCATTTTTTGTTAAATAAGTTTTCGTGCTGGTCTGCTAAAAAAGTTTCTAAACCTTCGTAATTAAAATTAATTTCTTTGTAAGGTAAAACTGCATCTACACTTGACTGTGTTTTATCTAAATGCTTGGTTATATCCCAAACTTTAGTACTAGATGCATAATAGTCATCCAATGGTTTTATATCGATAATTCCATCACTATTAACAAAAGCGGTTAAATTAAAAAGCTTAAATAAACCAGATAAAAAATCTATTATCTTCATATTTGGCATTAAGCTGGGAATGTTAATGGTTTCATCAGCACTATACTCAGCTGTTCCGGAGTAGGTTACTTTTTTATTTAAATTAAATATACCATTAGGTTTATGTTTTACTATTACCTCCACCGTATAGCTAGAAACTGTTTCTGTTTCAATAAAAAAGGTATAAGTACCATTAGGTATAATTATTTCTTTGTTTTCTGTAGTCCCAGTAAGATTATCAAATTGCTGAAATGCTTCGCCATCTTTTTTAATTATCAAGTTATAAGAAGCTGTTCCGCTTGGTGTAACCTCTACACTTATTTCTCTTTCAGCACTGGATTCAGAAAATAAATTTTCAAAACTTCCCCCTTTAAATCCCCCTATATCTCTAGGGTCACCTTTAACAATACTAAAACCGGAAACAGGGTATTGTGCATCTTGATCGCTAAACAACCTTCCTTTTTTGTTATGCAACCACATATATAAGCTACTAAAAATCCCACCTAAATTATTATTAAAAAAGTTTTTACTAAACCTTAAAGAATCATATTGTGCTTCTATAGCACTAATTATAGGATATAGCTTTATAGCTGGCTTTAATTGGTTTAAAGGTAAACCCAAATCACCGATAGAAGCAGATGCATTTACATTTTTTATGGAATCAGTATTTGCAACTGTTGTATCGTATACAATCCTATCATCAACTGTTATTAAAGGAAATATTATAGCATCAGAAATAGTTTCATTAAAAAAATTAACATCCTTACCATTGGCCATATAGGTTTTAATGTTGGTATCATTATAATCGAAATTAAAATACTCCAAGTTAACAAGGTTGCTAAGCTTATCTTCTCCCAATACATCTTTTAAAGTAACTGTATTTCCATAGAATGTTATTTCGTAAGTTTCAGGCTCATTGTTTTTTAATTTTACACCTTCCAGCTTAATTTTACCTTCTTTAAAAGGTTTATAATTTAACAATAATGTTGCATCCCTTTTCTTTCTCGCATCAAAACCAATTATATTAAAATTGTAAAAATGCTTAAATAATTTGTTATTTATTTTAGATGCTGGAACATTAAACGTTCTAGTGAAATCCGTAAATATCTTAGATATATCCCTAATATCCTGTATACTCTGTGTTAAAGAGACGGATTCATCTTTAAATAATTCTACTTCCTTACCTTCTATATATAACTGTAATTGTAGCATTAACGTATATTATTTATTTTATCAAATGCAAATTCAAACTCTATATTATAATTAGTTAACTTATCGTTTAATGATGTTTTAAAATCTAAGCTTTGGCTAACTGGTATAATTGGTAAAGTTTTGTTTTCGTATCTTATCCAAACATTTTCTGATAAAAATAACTCCTCCACTGTTTTATTCATATCTTCTTTTATAAATCCAGTATTAGTAGAAAGCTTTGTTTTACCATTTACATTATATCTTTCCCTTTGTCCTTCGTAAGTTTGGTAAGTAGCTGTGGAGTTAGCAATAATATTTCTTTTAAATAAATCATTAGTTATATTTAAATTTTCTGATGTTTTCTTAAACACATAAAAATCCTGAAATGCTCCGTATTTATTAACGAACGTAATTTTATAATTTGTAAATTTAGGTTCACATATATTAGTTACTGTAATTGTTTTTAATAAAGTTGTATCATCAGTATCATAAACTTGTATTGTAGAGCTATTTGCAGGAATAGTAATGTATTGTATTTTTTGGTTAGTGTTTCCATTATCCGTTATTTCGGTATCCGTAGAATCTATTGTAACCCTTCCTACCCCTTCAGCAAATATTGGTAACTTACCTGCTACACCTTCCGGTAAATAAATATTATCCGAACTTATTAAAGCATGTCTTTGTAATTCCGGATTCGTGCCATCTTCAAAATAACCATAACCATCCAAAGCTAAATATTGGAACTTTTCTGGATTAGAATAAGTAAAAGGTTGGTCAGCATCGTCAAAATAATTCACATCCGCCTCAACCCATTTAGTATGACTTATATAATCATCGTTAAATGTTATATTAAACTGGTCCCTTATTAATTCACCTATTTCTAATGTTATATTATTATGCGTTTCTATTCTTGCTTTATTTATTTGGTAATCCGGTGTAGATGGTTTATTGGTTTCAACAATACCATCATATATAAATAAATCTAATTCTACTCTTTTTAATGCCATTTTTTTTATTTTATAATACTACAGAACCACTTCCAGATCCACCTGTATCACAAGTGTGTAATCTAACTTTCTGGACAATACCAGATGAGCTAATTTGTACTGCGTAAAACTTATCTGCCCCTAAACCAATAGCTGAAACTACATATGCTGAAAATATTCCCCAAAACTGACCCCTTCCATCAAATGGTGTTCCACCATCACATATTTGTGCACCTAACTGGCCAGCTATAGTAGATGCGGTAGAGGTAATTAATCTAGGTGAACCATATGAAGCATCACAAAAATCACCTATAGCATTTTTACCTACTGATGTTATATAGAACTCATGCAAACCACAATCACTTACATCTGCTGGTTGTATTATAGTTACTGGACATGTAGATCCAAAATTACTACCAGCATTAGTATATCCACTTGGTATTTCTATTGTAAAGTTAACAGTTCTAGATGTGTTAGTAGTAACTGGGTCAAAACTTTTAGGTGACCAATCTACTATAGTTCCCGCTGCTGCACTACCTTTAAATACGCTACCATTTTTAGCTATTGTTTGTCCTGTTAATCCTGCAATAGTACAACTAAAATCGGGTGTTACACTTTGTGCTGGTTGGCTAAAGGTAGCATCACAATCTACGGAAGCCCCAGCATTTGAATAACCGGCAGGGACAGTTAAAGTAAATGTTATAGTAACATCCCTTGCACTACCTGTACTATTTGCTGTTGGTGTTGGAGTGGATGATGCTATTGTAGCAATTGTACTTGGATTAGTTAAATTACCATCCGCATCTATACCTCCACCTGTTAATGGTGATGTGTTACAATCGAAAGCTGCTGGAGTAGCTAAACTAACAGTTACCGATATTAACTGTAATGCCTCACATGTTGTTGGATAACTTGCATCCCTACCTATAGCATATATAGTTACAGAACCAGCTATTGTGTTGGATTGTATTACTAAATTAGAACCAGTAATTGTTGTAGTTATTAAACTTGGATTTGAATTACTTACAGCATAAGTTGTTTCACTAGTAAAATAACTAGATAAATCTATTGTTGTAGAAGCTCCACCACTATTTAAATTAACAGCTGATATAGATCCAGAAGTTGTAGGACCACCAGTACAAGTTGTTGTTCCCGGTTGGACAGCTGTAATATCACAATCTTTATATATATCACTTGTATTAGAAAATCCGTCTGGTATCCTTACTCTTGCTGTAACTGTTCTAATAGTGTCCGATGTTTCTGTTGCAAATTTATTATTACTAAAATCGGAATCCGTACTTGTCATAGATTCAAAAACACCATAATCAGGAATTGGATCCGTAATTATGCCCTGGTTATCTACAGCAAATCCAGTATCATCTAATCCCCTTGGGAATGCAGTAGCACATGTAAACTCCCTAGCTGGTATAGATGGTGCGGATAAATTTAAATAAAACGGACTTCTTACATTTATTTTTGTACTCATCTTAGTCTATCTTGTTTTAATGAATATGCTAAAAAATCCTCTACATCCAAACCAAACTTTTCTTTTAACTCTGTTGGTAACTTTTTAAAAGCTTGTTCGAATGGTTTCGTAAAAAACATACTCCCTTTTATACCTTTTTTATAAATACTTCTAGCAATTAAAAAACCTATAGTTTTATAATTACCTTTTTTATACTTACCTTTTTCATCCCTTAACCTAATATTCCTATCCTTTGCCCATTGTGCTAAGGGTTTTATAGGTGGCATTTTATCCGTGTATGAAAATGGTGTATCCCTTTTTCTTTCTACACCACTAACACCCTTGTCCTGATAAATACCATATTCTTCCATTTCAAATTCTACCAATATACTGTTTGGCATTTCTTTAACATTACCTTTTAAACTATCGTACAAAGTTTTGCTAACATTTTTTTTATCCTTGCTTAATCTACTTCTAGATTGTTGTATAACAAAATTCTTAAACTTATCTAATGTTTCTTGTGTACGTGTTAGCTGCATATTGTCATATCGTTTTGTACAATAACATCAAAAGTTGCTGACCAGCCAGCTAATTTATTTTCAAATCTATCTACAAACGGTTCGCATGTTACTGGTCCATCTATCTGGTATTTTTCTGTATGTAAACTTCCTCTTTGTAATAAATTAATAACTCTTGTTTGTAATGCTAATTGTGCATTTAAAACATCCTGCTCGTTATCGTTTCCTACAAAGCTATCAGTAACCTCATCTTTACTAATATTTACTATATCCATACTTAATATACTAATATTAAAAGTTAATACATTAGTATCCACTATAGTATTATTAATAGTAATATGCGATAATGGGAATATAGTTTGTTTGTTAAGATCCACATCATCTAAAGATCCAAACGTAACTGTATTTACAAAAGTTTCCGCATTTAATGCATCCTTTATTTTTGTTGTTAATTCGTAAAAACTTTTCATTGTTTTTTAATTAATCTTTTTTCTAATTCCATTTTATCTTTTTCAAATGCTAAATACATTAAACATTTATGTAAATTTAATTCGGTAATTTCATCAAACTTGGTAACATTTCCCTGACTAAGTCCATAGATTGATTGATACCAAGACCACTTTTTTCCAAATGCTCCTTCTGCTGTGTAGTCAGGTTCTTCGCTTCTTTCTGTAAATAATTCAGGGTAATTGTTACTAACTCTTTGTTTAAATTCCAAAAAAAAACCATTGCTGAAAATACAACATCTAATGGTGCTTGTTTTAATTGGTCGTTAGTACCCTTATACTTTTCTATATTGTATTTGTTATTTCTTTTTAAAACAATTGGCCTATATAAAACACTCATTGCTTTATGCATAGTTTCCCAGCTGCTAAGATTATCATCTAGGTCTATATATTCACCTAATGTTATATTATCCAAATCAGGTATAAAACCATATTCTATATTATTTAATTTAAATGTAGTTATTAAATCATGTTTAGTATCGAATATAGAATTTAAATGGCTTATAATAAGCTCTATAGATCTGTATTTTATATTTGCAACATCTTTAAGATTTAAGTTACAAAATATTTCTACCATTTTTTGTAATAAAAAAGCAGAACCCTGATTTTCTTTTGTATTTAACTTTTCAAACTTTTGGTACTGTTCTAAAGTTATTTCGTTTAAAGAATCCGGTACTCGTATCTTAACTTTCATATAATAGCAATAATTATATTTAACTTTTGTATAAAAGAAAAGGCCATACTAGACTGCATTGTATGACCTTAACATGGTAATTAAACCAAATGAAAAAAACTAAGGATTCTTTTTTTTATTATTACTAATATAATAAAACCTGTATAAATCCAAAATCTTTTTTGCTATTTTTTCCTTATCTTCCTGTGTTTTTTGTTTCCATATTATATCCCCAGTTCTTTTAAATCCCTGGTAATCCACCTGTATTGCTACTCGTGGCGGTTGGTGTTTTTCCCATTCTTTCCATACAATAGGATAAATATAAATGTTATTATCTAAACACCAAGACATGTGCTTTGCTTGTTCTTTTGTCATCCGTAAATAAGATATATTAAACTAAAAGTAAATACAACGGATATAGTGCCAAATAAAGCTCCATAAATTACCATTTTGGTAATATTCCTAATATTCTCTTCCCTTGTTATTTGTTTTACTTTTAAATAATACCAATCGTCTTTCCAAGGTTTATTCAATTGTTTTTCCATAATTAAAAATTTAGTTAAACATAAAAAGGGCATCATCTGCCCTTATTTTTTAATTTCTTTTTACTTTTCCTTTCTCCCTGTAAATCTTCGTAATTAAGTAAATACCACTTTTCAAATTTATTGAAATGCTTTTCCAGTTCTGATTTTTTCATTTTCATATACTATTTTCTTAATATGTTAATTAATTCAATAGTTTTATCCTGTGTCATAAAACGGAAGTTAAATGTTTCAGTACAAGATAACCATATTTTAAATACACGTTTTACTTTTCTTAGTTTTTTACTAACTTTTGTTTGCTTTAACTGTACAAACTTACCACTAGATTTGCTAAATAAAGCAACATCACTTGTATCGAACGTACCTATACTAACCCAGAAATTACCTGCGTTTATTTGTTGACCTTTTGTAAAAATTTGATTTTTCATTTTGTTCTATATTTTTTGTTTTACATTGCTAATATATTAACAATTTATTTACAATAAAAACTTTTAACGAAACTTTAACGGTTTAATATATGTAATAATTACCCTTGTTTGGGTTCTCTAATGTATCAGTTAATACATATCTAGCAGCATCTATACAGTCCGGATGTGCACCGGATGGTTTTTGTAACGTGTTACCTTCTTTGTCCTTACTCCAAACATATCCTTGTAATTCTTTTTTCATGTTTTTACTATTTCTAGTTATATATATTTCGTTCTGATTTATTAAGTTAATTCCATAAACAACACTATCCCTACCTTTACTAACAGGGAATACACTATGCCCATAACCAACTAACTCTGCAATACTTTTTGGTTCTGCACTATCTGCTATTATATTTTGTGTTATACCATTTCTTTGTAAATACAAACTAATATCCCTATTTAGCATTCCTTTTTTGTATAATACCTCATCGAATATATAAGCATTATTCCATTTATATAATCCTATTAAAGTTGTAGGATCCACACTATAACCAAAATCCATACCATAAGCTATTAACTTAGCATCTTCTGGTATATTATCTATTTCTTTCCAATCCGGTATACAAACACCCTCTAAACTACCTATTTGACCTAATCCATATACTTTCCACCAATTTGACCAATATGTTGAGGTTTGTGCTTTTATTTTAGCTTTCTCTATTTCTGTTATTATTGTTTCCGGTAATGCATTATTATCTTTATAGGTTAATGTAACAAAATCAGTATCCTTATTCCCTATTAGTTCTTTATCCACCCAAAATAAATTAGTTGGGTTGTAATCCATCCATACAGTTCCGGATGTTCTAACAGCTAACTGCTGGTAAGCATCGAACGGTATATTATTACATTCGTTTATATATAGATCAGTTCTTCTTGCACCTCTAAGTTTATCCGGTTGGTCTGTGCTAAAGAACTCCATGTAACTACCATTACTAAAAATGTATTTTAAAATGCTTCTATTGAATTGATTTTCCTTATACCTATGTAAACCATTAAGTATAGATAAAAAGTCTTTTAAAGCACCTCTACGTAGATGAGGCACGGACTCTGACACTATGCTTATTTCTTTACCTGGATTCCTAATAGCATAATCTATTAAAATCAATAAAATACAAATAGTTTTTCCTGCAGAAGTACCTCCTCTAACTATTCTTATTCTATTTTCTAATTCCCTAAGTTTATTTAGTGCTTTGGTTTTTTTAACAACCATATTAATCTACAAACAACGGGATGTCTTCGTTGATTGTAATATCTTTAGTTTCCCTAGGTCTACCAGCATAATAATTATAAAATAACTGTACAAACTTAAAGTCACCTTTTTCTACACCTGCTTTTAGTGCTGCAAATGCTGTATCTTCTAAAGGAGAAAGCTTTTCTATTAAATTAACTTCTTCGCTTTTAGATCTTCTTCCTGCTCCTTCTCTTTTGCCACCGTGTGCCATCTTGATAAAACTTGATTATTCAATAACAATAATATTATTTATAATTTGTTAACATACAACATTTCTTTCTATAACATCCCTTAGCTTATTGTTATCTTTTACTAATTGGTCGTTAGTTTCTTGTAACTCTTTATTTAGCTTATTAATTTCATTGTATTTTGTTAGAAGCTTTTCATAAGACATTACCTCACCATCTTCCTCGTCTATTATAGATTTAACAGCTAATTTTACTCTTTGCTGCAATACTTTAAACTCCCGATCAGTTTCTTGCCAATCTTTTAAATGTTTTAAACTATGCAGAACTGTTGCATGGTTAACTCCTACTGATTTACCTATAGACATTAAACTTCTATTAGTAAATTCCCTAGATAAGTTATAATATATTGCTCTTGCATTTATTAGTCCCCTTACCCTGCTTTTAGTACCTAATTGTTCACCAGATACCTCTTCTACTATTTTACGTATTGTTTCTAATTTCATTTTCAAATATTATTTTCTTTAACTCTTTTATTGTTTTTGTTTCAGCTATTTCTAAAGCTTTTTTTATACCTGCACATTCTTCATACAACTCTTCTCTTTCATAAAGCTCCAACTCTGCTTCAAGATCCGTAATAGCTCCACCATGTACTATATCTATTAAAGCCATTATGTAAAACTCGCGAATTATTTCTTTTTTCATGCATCTAATGTGCCTTTTATAACATACGAATTAAGATCCTCCTCTTCTTTTATAAAATACTTTTCATATATCTTTAAACCATATTCTAGCTTTTCCTTTCCGCTATTATAAAAGTTTTCAGTAACATCATATATTCCCAAATCACCAGTAGATTTATCTATAGCAAAAAATACAAATTCCTGCCAATCCACTTTAAAAATATTACAGTAAATATATACTTGTACATCATAACCATATTTTTTAGCACTCCAAGGAAATGCTTTTAGATCCGCCGTTGTTTTTAAATCCGCAATATAATCAAATCCCAAAACATCCGCTTTTGCTCTAAAAGGATAACCATGTAATATATCAAAGCCAGGTTTTTCAAAACTAGCACCACGTGTTAACTTCTGCCATACATCGTTTTGCATTAAAGCATCCACTGTGTACATACTTTTATCGTAATCTTTTCTAGTGTAAACAAATTGGTCGCTACCTATTTCTGCTACCTTATCTTTAAACTTTTTAGTATTTTCTGATTGCACTTCTACTATATGACAAATGCTATTTAACTTTTCAGGCTCTAATGCTGCTAAATGGATTAACCTACCTACTTTAAAAGCTTTAGAATCCGAACTAAAGTTTAAAGATCTAGCATAAGACTTAGGAGAATCTATTAAAGATTTTATAGCGGAAGAACTTAAAGCGTATTTACCTAACTCACCGTAGTAAAAATTATCATCATACATCTTTTTTATCAGTTCTTCTTTATTATATGTTTTACCATTAAGTAAACTTATTGTTTGCATTCTTTCTTGTGTTTTAGCATATATACTTTTCAATTCCGGTATAGGTATAAAACAGGTATCATTTCCTTTATAAGATGGATTTATACTTAACCTTAAAGCTTCCAGCTCATACTCCGTTTTAAATTTATATTCTTTTTCGTTTATAACTACATTAATACCACCCTTTGCCCAATTTAAAAAATTAAGTTTAGATGTTGTAAAAGTTACATGCTTCCAGCTTGGTTTCTTTATTATTGTTCTCATACTTCCTTTACAAAAGAACCATTTTTTATACTCCCGGTTCTGTCTTTTATTTCATTATAAGCATTATTAATGCAATTCTCTATAGTTGTTCCATTAAAATGTGCAATGCTTGTTAATACAACTACCATATCACCTATAGCATCATTAATTTCTTCTTTGTTTTGTGTTAACAAAGCTTTGGATAATTCCCCTGCTTCTTCCATTAATTTTATGTATTGCTTTTCTGCACTACCACTAGAATATATATCTCTTATTGTTGCCCATGTTCTAATGGGCTGGAACTCGTTTTTTAAATGCATAATCAAATAATTTTTTACCGTTGTTATAATTATCTTCTTTACTTCCTGTTGGTCTTAACGGTCTTTTTTTAGAACCAACAAAAGGTATTTTTTCGTTATATATCTTTTTTAATATATACTTATTTGTTCTTTCTATCTGCGGTAACTTCCTAGAAAAATTAACTATATCTGAAGCAAGAAAAGGATTCCTACATTCTACAGTATGTGCCATCGAGCATCTATCTAACCTTACGTGGTGATAATAAGGTAACTCCATTAATACATCGTATTCATAGGTATCCGATTCCTGACTTCTAGAATATCCACCAAACAATTCATCAGCGCCATCACCAGTTAAAACAGTATGTAATCCTAACTCCTTACATTTTTTAAAAAGTAAATATTGTGGTATAACACTTCCCAAATCCATGTCATATTCGTAAGATCTAAAAACCTCTACCTTTTCTTCTTCTGTTATTTTATTACTAATAAAAATAGGTTTAAAACCTAAATAGGAACTAATTTTTTCACATCTTTCTTTTTCGTTATTATCTATAGATATAGCTGTAAAAGGTATGTTATTTTCTAATAAATGGTAAGCTATAATAGAAGAATCTAATCCGCCAGAGAATAACAAACCTAATTTTCCGTAACTTTTTTCTGATCTTAATTTTACTGATTTGTTTATTAATTCGTATAATGTTAAGGTACTGGGTGGTTGAAATAAATAATCCTTTATATTAATTTTTAATCCATAAGCTAAACCATTTTCATATTCATATACATAAAACTTACCAGGCATAGCTCTTAGAACACTATTAAACTTTGTATTTAACGTACCAAACTTAGGACTAGGCATTGTTAAAGAATCATTGTTTATTGGTTTTATCTCACTGCATATACCCAACTTGCTATAGTATAATTGTTTTTTACCTAAGGGATCTGTAAAAAATAAAACACCTTTTTCATCTATATAACATATTGCCCAGAAACCATCCCATTTTTTATATTCGGTATTAAATCTTTTATTATGTATTCCCCTAGAAAAAAGATCTTTTAAATAATGCAAATCACTTTTATACTTACCAAAATCTTTATAATTAAATATTTCACCATTAAATAATAATATCCCACTATCTAATTTCAATGGTTGTTCTAATCCTTTTTCGTTACTAGACAAAGGTAATGAAGCAAAATGGTAATGCCATTTATCCTTTACACCGTAAACAGAAGATATTCCTCTATGTGATATTCCGTTTTCTTTTTTGCTTTTAGTTATCTGTATCCCGCACATATTTATTTATATAATATAAATCACTTTTAAAACAATGTAAAGAACCAATCCACATATACATATTACCAGGCTCTTCTAATATATCCTGACAAACAAATTGTAGCAATCTATAAGTCATATATATATCGTTTCTTAAATGCCTAACAGCATCACAACTTCTTATATGGTAAGTTATATTTATTTTTCCATTCTCTTTATAGAACCAATAACCCAAAGTACAAGGAACCCTAACATCATTGTTACTTTGGTCTTCCGGATGCCAAACAGATAAATAAGCTTGTCTAGTATTTGGATTTTTTCTTAATCTATCCATAACATCATGCAAATCCCCGTATTGGTATCTTCTTCCTTTTAAATCGCTACACCAATATCTTTCCATATAATTATGGCTAAATTTACCTTTGCTCCTAAACAACCTATCATTATCCAAATCTTTAGCTTCGTAAAAAGGCCAATTGCGATATTCTTTTCCAGGGTTTATAGGAAAACCATTTACCCTTTCTTCAAAATGATCCATAGCCCAAGGTAAGTTAGGATCCGTATCTTTTATTAAATCATTAGAAGAACCTAAGTTTACAAATACATTTGTTATTTCTACCAATGGGTTGTTATCAGCTATCTTTATACTTTGCCAATTTTTATTATCGCTTTCTATATGGTAGCTATATAACTTACTATAAAGATCTATAATTGTTCTTTTCATTTATGATTTATTTTTTTTAATACTACACCTATTTGATATAGAGGTAATTTTACTTCTGGGTATTTTAATCTATAAGTTCTAATAAACAAAGTTTCTGGTACATGTTTATGACAAAACCAACTATGATAAACTAAACCAGTATCTTCTGTTATCCAATTGCATAGCATTTTTTGTAATAAAAAAGGTTGCTTATTCCTAATAGGATCTTTTATTATTAAACATAAATAAGAACCAGGATTCATAAGTTGATAACAATCCTTATACATCTTACGTATAAATTTTTCGTAATTACCATTAGGGTATCCTAATAAACCATAAGAATCTTTTTCTATATAATTACTCATCCTTTCCATCCTAAAAGGTGCATCACTGGATGTTCCACCATCTTTTCCATTAACAGGATAAGGTGTTCCGTTTATTATTAGATCCGTTTTTAAACCACCCATAATCTTTAACAAGTCATGGGCATTTCCTTTAAAAACTTTCCCATTGTTTTTTTTCTGGTAATCTATATTTTTTTTACATAGATCTGGCCATTCTAATTCGATACCATATCCTACACGATCGTTGTTTATAGCTTCTATTATAGCAGTACCAGATCCAACAGTAGGATCGAAAACTACTTGTTTAGGTTTGGTTAAATGTTGTATAGCAAATCTATACCCCTGGAAATGACCTTCGTCTAAATGTTTATTATCATGCTTTGGTCTATATTTTTTACCACCTAAAGAAGAGTAATGTTTATCATTAAATATATCATATATTTCACCTAAAAAAGTTCCTGGTGGTACCCAATGTAAATCGCTAGGAATAACCTGCCTAGTGGTTAATAATTCCGTTTTTGTTACCGTATTTGTGTTTTTACTTTCCATCCTTTTCTACTATATCTGCTTTTTCAATCTTAATGTTTTCTTTGTAGTTATTTAAAGCACCTATATAAGCTACAAGATCTAATAAATTATCCTCTTTATGGTGCCAACTTTCTCTAGCTAATTTTAAAGCTATTTGCATATTATACATGTCTGTTACTGTTATTTCTTTGCTAGATAAAACAGAAGCTATAACAGATGCACGTCTATTGCATTCACTAAAAGGTCCATACATTCTTTCCTTTTCTTCTGACCTTTCGTTTACAATCTGATTAGCTTTTTCTAGAATATTCATTTTGTTCTAATTTTTTATAATACCAATCTTTGCAACGATTTCTATAGTAATCTAAAAGGTTAGGATTATCCATATCTGTTTTTAATTGCTCCAATGTCATATTATCATAATACCAATCATCGGATAAATCTTTTCTGAGTTTCATATGTTAAATTGTTTATACATTGTAAATATATAAATTTTTTTTATATAAACATTTAATTTACAATTTATTTTGTGTTTTTAATTTTTCTATATATAAAATAGCATCCATTAACTCTTCTTGTAAATGGTTTAAAAATTCATAATAACCATCAGGAGAATCATACAAGGTTGTTCCATATTTTTCTATACCCTTACGGCTTCTAGCTTTCATCCTATCTATTACGCTTACTACTATAGGATCTTTAGGTAAATGGTTATAAGTATTATCTGTTGTCCAACCATTATCTAACATTTCATAATATTTTTCTACTGAATCACTCATCTCCAACTATTTCTTCTATTTTACTTTCCGCTTCCCTTGCTCTTAATACAGCTTTGTTTTTTTGTTCCCTATAATCCTGTATAGCTTTTATCATATAGGTTTTGTTTCTTTCTAATTCAAAAACATATTTATATATTTCACTTAAAGCATCTATCATTTCTTGTACAACCTTATTTTTGTTTTTCTTTTTTAACTCTAATAAAGTTTCAGATAGAAATAAAAAATTAGAACTAAATTCCATTTCTTTTAATAATGTAATTTTTTTATTTATATTCCGCATATAGCTTTTTTAATTTATTATAAACGTTATTAGCAAAACAACTACCACAACTAGTAGTGCTAGCATTTTCTTTAAATACCCTATTATATATAGTTAGTATTTCTACCTGTATATCAGGTGTTATGGTGTTAGTGTGTTTAGCAAATATATCGCTTAATTTAATATATTCACTCTCAGTTAAACAATCAGGTTTTTGGTAATCAAAAAGTTTATTTAATTTTTCCTTTCTTTCGTCACAACCACAATCTTCACCAGCTAACCATTTAACAGCTTTTTTAATACCTGTTGCTGTGGTTATTTTTTCAACGGTATCTCCCAAACCTTTGCTTTTTTTATCATACTTTTTTTTCCATTCTTTATATTCTTTACTACGTTTATCTCCTTTAAATTCTGTCATAATCTTCATTTTTATAATCTAAATAATCTTCACCAAATTTTTCTTTAATAATATCTTTACAATTTTTTAAAGTATTAAATATACTAACCCAACTTATAGTAGTTTCCATAGCTATTTTTCTAATACTCATATCAGTATCCCTGTATAGCTTAAACATTTTTCTATCATACCAATGCCACTTTTCTGCTTCCTGGTCTATCATTTGGCATATTTTATGAAAAGCTTTATTTTCTTGTATATTGTTTGTATCCGGTATTTGTAAAAAATTAGCATCATCATCCAAGCTAACTTTATGTATTTTTTTCTTTTTATTGTAATATTGGAACATTAAACTTCTTAATGTAAAAAACATATATCCTCTTTTAACTATACCGTTTTCTATAATATTTTTAGGCTTAGCGTATTTATATAATGCTATATATGCTTCCTGTACAATATCCTCAGCATAATTTTTTTCGCCCATGGATTCCACTATACGAACCCATTCTTTATGTTGCTTAGCTACAGTAGCTAACCATTCTGTTTTTCCCATACTACAGATATACAAACAATAAATATTAAACATTGTAATGTGTATTCCGTAGTTTCTTCCAATTCGGTTTTACTATATAAAAATCCAGCCATTATACCAATAACTGGACTAATTATAATTTCAGCATTAACAAATTCACCTATTAAATAAAACATTAAAGCTATTAAAACTAATAGTATAACAATTTGTAATATCAAAATTTTACATTTATATTTTTGTAATTTAACAAATCCTGCCCATTTAATTCGAATCCTACATTGTTAATTGCCATTTTTAATTTAATTCCTTGCTCATAAGGTGTGCATCTACCACCAGTTTCATTTTCTTTTACCTTTAAAACATGTAAATGGCTAAACATCCATTCATTAGGATGGCTTGTGTATCTATGTATGCATATTACATCATCAGCCCTGTTTGCCCACTTACCTCCACCTTCTACGGATGCTAAAGCTAAAGGTGTTGGTAAATTTTCGTATTCATGTCCTTTAGGATGGGATCTTCTTAAAGCTTCCGTTACCCCATGTGCATTTAAAAAAATAGTAATATTATTTTTCTTAGCAAATAATCTAAATTCTGATGCTACTTGGTAATCATATTCATGACCACCAACAAGTTTTAATAAATCCTTATCCTTAGCTAAACTGTTATACGGATCTATAACCAATCCATTATAATCCCAAGTTTCTTTGATAGCCAATGCTTCCTTTACAACAGCATTATAATCATACAAATCATCTACGTCTATAATTTTAAAATAAGTATTACACCATTTTAAAGCATCATCTATATCTTTATCATTTGCTTTAGATATAGGTTGCTGCATTTTAAATTCTATAATTTTTCTTGCTATACTTTGTGAGGTGTTTTCACTAGACCATATTAAAAATTTTAACTTATGTTTTATAGCATATAAAGTTAATAGGTACATTAAAACAGTAGTCTTACCTACATTAGCGTGTCCAATTATTAAATTAAAGTTACCTGGCTTATATCGGAAATATTCATCTATTTCATTAACACCTATCCCCAGCCCACCTTTTACTCTACCATATTTAAGGTCAAGTATTTTATTTTTAATTAATTGTGTATTCGCTATCATCCTTAGGTGCTCTAGCTCTATTTCCCGTTGGTCTAAAAGGTTCTTTCCAACCAGTTATTGGATTAAGTGTATAATTCCAAAAATCATTTGGAAAAGGATCGTCTAATTTGTGTTTTTTATAAGACATTAAAAAGCTAAATCTTCTAAATCCCTATCGCCATTTTGTTCCCCATTTGTAACTTCCTGGTTGCTATCTATACGCCAAGCTGATAATTCATGGAAAAACTGGTCTTTTGACGTTTTAGGATTTGTCCATTTTTTTCCTTTTATATTAATGCCTATCCTAACCTCGTCGTTAACTTTATAAGAATCTAATAATGGCATTTTATCGTTCCAAAATTTTACTCCCAAAGTAGTAGGATAATCACCTAAAGTTTCTATTTCTGCAGTTACAGAAGAATTATTACCGTATGTTTCTTTTTCACTAACGTTTTTAATTTTACCTTTTACTTCCATTTTTTAATTATTTATTGTTTCTAGTTTTTCTAATGCATCTTTTGTTAAATCATATTTAGCAGTAATTTGTGACAAAGGTTTACCTTCTGTTACATGCTCTACTGCTTTTTGAAATTTTTCATGATTAACACCCATTGTTTGTTTATTAACTGGTATTACTGGTTTATTAATTACTTTATTACTAGCTAAATTACCATCGTCATCAACAGCTTGTAAACCTAATAAGCTGGCTAAAGTATATCTTCTGTAATAAGTTATTTGGCTACCTTTTTTTTGTGGATCAGCTTCTGTTAGTTTTAACCTAGACATTGCAGATCTTTGTAAAGATTCAGCACACTGAAAATAAGTACAAATAAATTCAATACCTGTTTCAAAATCCACATCTGTTGGTTGTTGTAATAAAAGCTTGTATTTTTTTAAATAAGGTTGTAATTGATTAATTAAAGAATTAATATCAAAGTATTTGCTTTTGTAAAAAGGATTTTTACTATCCTTACTTAATGCTCCTATTTCTTGCTGCAAGTTAAAAAGCTTAAGATTTATGTTAATTTGTTTGTCCATATTAGATAATTTTTAACAAATGTATATAAAAAAAGTTTACACAATAAAAAAAAAGGTGATTAAAATTTAACCACCTTTCAAGAACAAAAAAAAACTAATGAAACACAAATTACATTATTCTGTATTTTTTACAAATGTACTATAATTATTTATCTTTTCTTCCAATTCGTAAT